TCATATGGACTTGTAATCATAACAGTATCACCATATGCAATTTTTCCTTTAAAACGATCAGTTTGATCATAAATAAGCATATTTGCACGATTTATGTCATTAATCATTTCCTGACTAATTGCGATCCAACGATATTTACTTGCTTTTTTTGGATTTATTCGTGAACCATCAGCAGTGATATTTGGTGTATTGTCACACTGTCTTTTTTCTGCATTGTATATTGTTCCCCAAATATTATTGTATAGGGGTTTCAACACTAACATAAATTGTCTCTTATCAAGAAGAGAAAGTGAACTTTTATCACCTATTACATTTGTTGAACATAAAAATATTGCGATTAGTAAAACGATTCTGTATTGCATATTTCATTTAGTTTTCGTTAATTTATGCCAATTATACGAATAATAAATGAAAAGGTTACAAAAAAGGTTAATTATTTGACGAACGATTAATATTTTTATTTACTTCATATAATATAAAGGTATAAAAAAATATTTTAATTTTTTTGTAACAAATCTAATTATTTTTCGTATAATTGCACTAAACAAAAACAAATGATTGAACCAGTATTAAATAAATATACCAACATCATTTTCCTTGATCATGACGGAGTTTTAAACTGCCAGTTATTTTATACTGAGAAATTTTCACATTTAGAACGTTTTGATGGTATACCATTATATAAAGTAGTGAAAAAATATTTACATAAAATTATAAAGAAAAAAGAAATTTCAGATTTGGATTATTATAAAAGTCAAACATGTGAAAAACGTATTGGTATGCTCAATGAACTTTGTAAAGAAACAAATTCGGCAATAGTTTTTTCAGCTTCAATGAGAAGTGGTTGGTCAGTTGAAGATTTACAAAGAATTTTTAACAATTGTGGAGCAACATTTACAATAATTGATAAAACCGGATATTGTGATTGTAGAATAAGGGGAGTAGAAATACATAAATGGTTACAAGATAATTGCAAAAAATGGTTTGGAGTAGAATATTATGATTTTTATCGTTATGCCATTATCGATGATGATGGTGACATGTTATTAGAACAACAACAAAACTTTTTTCAAACCGATAATTATAATGGTTTAACACCAACAACTTGTTATAAAATAAAAAGATTTTTTACACATAAAACGTTTTAATTATGAGTGATGTGGAATTAGTTGATAAACTTCTGAAGTCAAAAAAACCTTCAGATATATTTCCAGATGATTGGAAAAAAATGTATATACAATATAGTAAACTTATTCATCCCGATTATTGTACTCTTTCAGATGCCAGTAATGCAATGGCAATTATGAATCATTATAAAGATTTAATTGAAAATGGTCAGACATTTGTTGATGAAGCAGGTGCATTTAAAGTTTTTGAGAAGAAAATTGAATACGAAGTTACTGATGATAATCGTAAATTAATTGCTAAATCTGTAAATAATTATAATCTTTTAATGTCAAAACATGACAAAGCGTCAGAAAGTTTTCATCGTTATCTGCCAGAAAGTATGATGCTTGAAAAAGACAAACTTACAATAATTTTAAAAGATCGTGCAGTTCCGCTTACAGGACAAAAATTACCACAAGTCCACATTAATTGGATATTTAGTAGAATGTTTGAATTTGTACTATGGTTAAGACAAGTTAATTATGTACATCTTGGATTAAATCCAACAACAGTTTTCGTTGTACCTGAGACTCACGGTATTATAATTATTTCATTCTATCATATGGTTATTTTAAACAAAAAAGCTGAAACAATATCAGCAAAATATAAAATGTGGTATCCAACCAGTCTTTTTATAAAAAAAATTGCAACACAAGATATTGATTTGGAACTTTGTAAAAAAATTGCACTATATTTGTTGGGCGATAGATCAGCAGCAGGAACTAAATTGAAAATGGATAAAGATGTAAATAAAGAAATTTTAAATTTTCTTTTAACAAAACACGAAAATACATATGACGAATTTCTTCAATATAGAAAATTATTGGAAAAAAATTTTGAAAAGAAGTTTTTTATATTATCTTTGTAAATAAATTTTCGAAATTAAATATTAATTAATAACTATTAAAAATTTTATCATGGGAAAAAACACGTATTCATCATTCGAGGAATCGGGTGAACAAAATGAAGCACCAGAAACTGTTGGGACAGAATCAGGTGATGTGAAATCTACAACACCAGTGGTTGAAAACCCACCTGATGTGGCTACAGACGCTAAACCTGAAGAGGTTAAAGCTAAAAAGGTTAAAACTAAAAGGGTTAAAACTAAAAAGGTTAAACCTGATGACACTAAAACCGAATAATCATGGGACGTTCAACTTGGTCAGATGATGCATATACTAACCTAAGTGCGAGTTATGCAAATAAAGATGCCGATGAGATTTTCTCAAAATCGGCAGTAAAAGACATGTTACCAAAAGATGTTGCAATCAGAGAATCACGTGACAGTGATGATCATCCAAATTCATTAGCTGTAATGGTATTTCTTGATGTTACAGGAAGTATGGGTAGAATTCCAGATGCTATTGCACATAAAAAACTTGGTGTTCTTATGAAAACCATTATTGATAATGGTGTTAAAGACCCACAGATTCTTTTTGGTGCAATCGGTGATCATCACACAGATAGAACACCACTTCAAATTGGTCAGTTCGAATCAGGTACTGATGAACTTGATAAATGGTTGACAAGTGTTTTTATTGAAAGTGGTGGTGGTGGTCAGGATAGAGAAAGTTATCTTCTTGCATATATTATTGCTGGAAGACATACTTCAATCGACTGCTTCGAAAAACGTAACACTAAAGGTTTTCTTTTTACAATTGGTGATGAAGCCAGTTGGGATGTTCTTGATGCACGTACATTAAAAGATATACTTGGTTATAAGGAAGCAGAAGAAGTTACAGATGTTCAACTTCTTGAAGAAGCACAGAGACTTTATAATGTATATCATATACACATTAACGAAGCAGATCACAGAGATAGTCAATATGTTCTTGACTATTGGAAGAAAATGCTTGGCGAAAGACTCATTATATTGAATGATTATAATGCGGTTTGCGAAACCATAGCAACATTAATTGCTGTTCAGCACGGTGTTGATATGAAATCTGTTACAAGCAAATTCAGTAAAAGTATTGCAAATGCTGTTAATACAGCACTTGTTGCAGTAAATGCAACAGCAATGGTTGCTAAAGCTGATGAAGGGGTAATTAAACTTTAAAAAGAATCTTGATATTTGAAATATGAAAGGGAAAATTAATAAAATTATTTTCCCTTTTTTTGTAACTATTTCATTTATTTTTCGTATAATTGCTGAAATAATAAATTAAAATTTTATGAGCAAAATTGATATTGTAATCGGAATTGGCTTCGGTGATGAAGGCAAAGGCGTGACTGTCAGTTCTTTATGTGTTCATCCAGAAAATACTCTTGTAATACGATACGGAAGTGGACATCAGTGTGGGCATTCGGCTGTTTGTGGTGGTGTACGACACGTATTTTCAAATTTTGGTTCTGGTACACTCAAAGGAGTTCCGACTTATTGGACGGAATATTGTACTGTAAATCCTGTTGCAGTTATTAAAGAAGGTAATGCACTTGAAGAAAAGGGAATTATACCTATTATAATATATAATGCCAATGCAATGGTAACAACACCATTTGATATTATACAAAATCTCAATTCTGAATTAAATAGAAATCATGGCACTGTTGGTGTAGGTTTTGGTACAACAATTCAAAGAAACGAAGATCATTATCATTTATATGTCAGGGATTTACTTTATCCTAAAATAAGAGATGAAAAACTTAAAAATATAATGAATTATTATCATTATACAACACCATTAAACACAATTACACAAAAACGTTATGATGATTTCATTAATGCTTGTGATCTTTTTATTCTAAAATATGATTTCGTTAATAATTTTAATCAAATTAAAGCATGGGACAAAGATTTGATTTTTGAAGGTAATCAAGGGATTATGCTCGACACTCAGTTTGGATTTTTTCCTAATGTAACAAGAAGTTATACTACTTCCAGAAATGCGATTGAATTTATTGATAAGAATGATATACGAGATAAAATTATTAACACATATTATGTCACACGTGCATATCAGACTCGTCATGGAAATGGTTATATGAGTAATGAGGATATGGATATTTCTTATATTAAACCCAACCCTGATGAAACAAATATTAATGGTGGACAACAAGGTAATTTCAGAAAATCTGTTTTAGACTTTGATTTATTGGATTATGCAATAGCTTGTGATAATTATTATAATTCAAATTCAAATAAAACATTAGTAATTACCTGTTGTGATCAAGTTCCTGAAAAAATACCAATAACATTTGGCAATAAATTATTTTTATTAACCACAAAAGAAATTGGTCAAAGTTTAAATTTACCTATTATTACCTGTAATTCTGATAAAGGATTTGTGTTAGATTGATTTTTTTTATATATTTATACTATGAAATTTTTAATTCAAAAAATCAACGGTCAGTTAGTACATGATTTTTCATTTACTCTTCTTGAATCAATCAGATATAATAATTGGATTCATAATAATAAGGGCATTACCTACAAATTCATTAACGCATTTGAGGTGGTTGAACCCGATGACATTTATCCTATCACTATGTTTAAACCATATCATAAAAATTATGTGCCTATTGGCAGTGTTGATTTTGTTGAGGATTTTTTAATGCATTTTTATAATATTACCCCAAAACCAATAAATGTACCAAAAGAATTGTTTCATCATCCATCTTTTGATTTTACTAAAAGAAAAATATTTAATGGTAATCATATGGATTTGGAAGACCTTACAGGTAAATATTTTCTTAAAAGTAATTGTAAAATAAAAGGTAATATATGTGTTTGTGATATACCAGCAGATAAATCTAATTATGTTTATAATGTACCTGCAGATAATTATCAAATTTCTGAATTTATTAATGTTATTAATAGTGAGTGGAGAGCATTTGTATATCAGGATAAATTGGTTGGATTACAAAATTATGCTGGTGATTTTACTATGTTTCCAGATGTTAGTAAAATAAATGCAATGATTAAAGCGTATAAATCAGCACCAATTGCATATACTCTTGATATTGGTATTGGTGAAGAAATATATGATGAAAATCTTGGATTTTTTATGGGTAATGAAACATTTGTTATAGAATGTCACGATTTTTTCAGTTGCGGACTTTATGGTTTTGCAGATCATAAAATATTACCATATATGTTTAGTCGTTGGTTTAATGAATATATAAAAAAATTAAAATGAAATTTAATATTTTTGATTTAATTTGTATAATTTTACTTTCATTATTTCTAACAAGATTCGTTTTTAAAGGAGAAAAATTAGAAAGAGATGACTATATAGTAACAATTATTCTTAGTGGTATATTTTATTCTTTATTGATAATTTTATTTTAATACAAATCATGATGAAAAAAACATTACATTTAAAAGAACTTAAAAGAAAAGTTGTTTATCAGGAAGGCTATAGTAAAGGAACTGTGTGTACCGATAAAGATCAAATTATTGAAATTATGAAACGTCCCGATATAACAATATTTGCAATAAATGCGGGTAAATATGAAGATGGTAAAGAATTCATTACAGTAAAAATCGATAATATTATAAACACAAAATGAAAAAAACATTACTTTTAAAAGAAGTTAAAAAAAAGACTGTTCGTCAGGAAAATAGTGATAAAGGCACATATAAATTATCTTATTTGCTTAATAAAGAGCCAAAAGAATTGCTTTTGGTTGTTGAACTCAGACAAACAGAAGGTTTTTATAAACCATATCGTAATGTTTGGGAAGGTTTTGCAACACTTAATGGACAACCATATACTGAAGAAGATTTGTCTCATTGTGTAGATGCTAAACTTGCAGCACAAAGAATCGGTAATGATTTAAAAAATAAAATAAAAACAGATGCCAAAGAAAACGGTATAAAATTTAAAATTAATAAAGAATAAAAAATGTATTTAGAATTAAAAGGTTTTATAGACGATAAGTTGGTAAAAGAGATTTTATCAAAAGATCATATTGTGAAAGATGCAACATTTAAAACAAGAGTTAACTATGCTAATTCAGATGGTTGTGGTGGTTTTGATACGGATACTGTTAAAAAAGGTACTGAAAGTATGACCAGAGAAGTGGCAATACCTAAAAGCACACCTAATCTTAA